GCAAAGACAGCAAAAGCTAAAAACATTGCGTCTAAAGTAAAAGCTAAAGATAGAACAGTTAGAGGTAAATCTAAACCTAAACCTATTGTTAAGCCTAAACCTAAAGTTACTTCTAAGAGTAAGCCTAAGACTATTAACCCTAGAACTAAACCTAAACCAGTTACAAAGGCTAAACCTAAAGTTACTTCTAAGAGTAAACCTAAAGAAATTGTTTCTAGAACTAAACCAAAACCAACTAAAACTACTGTCAAACCAGTTACTAAGGCAACTAAGGTAAAACCTAGAAATAAACCAAAGACTACTGTCAAACCAGTTACTAAGGCAACAAAACCAAAACCTAGAAATAAACCAAAACCGGTTAGTTCTAAGTCTAAACCAAAGCCTATTACTAAACCAGTAAAAACAGCTAAACCAAAGGTTAATCCTAAAAGTAAGCCGAAACCAGTTAAACCTGTGAATAAGCCTAAACCAGTTGTTAAAGGTAAACCTAAAAGTATACTACCAATAATTGTTGGTGGTGGACTTGGTGGTGCGGCTCTTATTGCGGCTTTATCTAAAAAAGATAAAAGTAATAATATTACTATTAAAAGAAAAGATAAACCTAGCCCAGACCCTAAGAAATCAATTGGTGGAACAGGTAGAGGCGAAGGTGCATTAGAATTTGCTAGAAGGTCTAAAGATGCCGCAGTAAAATCAATGAAAGCAAAACAAAGTCTAGAAGATAGAAAACTTTATAATAATAGAGTAGATACTTATGAATCTAGAATCAGAGCATTAGTTAAACAAAAAGATAAGTTAACTAAGATACAATCTGGTGATGGTCGTAATGAGTATCAAGTTCGTATTAATAAATTGAAAAAAGAAAATCCTAAAGAGTTTAGAAAATTATTTAAACTTGGTGGGTTTGGAAATCTAAAAGACTAATGCTAACTATAATTAAATTTATAGCACAGTTTGGAATAAGAGCGGCTTTAAAAAAATATGGCAAAGCCGCTATTATGCAAGTTGCAAAAAACCATGGGTTAGTAAAAAATGTTAAAAAGGTAATTCCAAAAGCAAAGGGATTAACTGCTAAACAAATGGCCAAAAGAGAATTAGCTATTGAAAAAAAGAAAGCGGCAATAGCCCTTAGAAAATTTCAAGCTAATTTGTTTTCAGCAAAAAATACTAAAGTACCTAAACCTAAAGGTAAACCTATTGGTTATGTTATACAAAATTTTAGAGGGAAACCAAAACCATATTATAAGAAGGACTAATGCCAACATATCAATATTATAATAAAAAGAAGAAAGAACATTTTACACAAAACCTACCAGTACATAAAAGAAAGTGGCCTTGTCGAGACCCCTTTGTAGAACTGGTTATTACTGCTCCTAATATATCTACTATTTCTGATAATGGTGGTAAAGAAGATAAAGCAAGAGAAACAATTTTACAATCTGCAGAAATAGGATTTAAAGAAAGAGATGAACAAGAAAAACTAGGTATAATAAAAAAAGTACCAGAGTGGTCTAAGGAACGAAGAGAAAAATCTAAACAAAAAAACCAGTGGATATAAATGAGTAAATCAACAGTTAATAAAGCAGGTAACTATACACAACCTACAAAGAGAAAAAAAATATTTCAACGTATTAAGTCTCAAGCTTCTCATGGAACAGCCGCAGGTCAATGGTCTGCAAGAAAAGCTCAAGCATTAGCAAAGGCTTATAAAAAAGCAGGTGGAGGATATAAAGCGTGACAAGAGCTAAAAAAAAGTTAACAGCAAAACAAATGGCAATAGCTAGAGTAGCTAAACCTAGAGGCAAAATAACAGGAAAGGATTTTGCTATGTTAAAGAAAAATAAAAAAAGGGTAACTGTATGATGTGCGAATATTGTGGTGGAAGTTGTGGCGGTTGTAGAGGCTAATGGCTTTAGCTAAATCACAAAGAAGTTTAAAAGCATGGGGTAGTCAAAAGTGGAGAACTAAGTCTGGAAAGAAAAGTTCTGTAACTGGAGAGAGATACCTACCTAGTGCGGCAATAAAAGCACTAAGTTCACAAGAATATGCGGCAACAACAAGAAATAAAAGAAAAGCTAAAAAATCTGGTAAGCAGGTATCTAAACAACCAAAATCAATAGCTAGAAAAACAAGAGCATATAGGAGTTTCGCATGAAGGGTGTAAAACATTATACAAAAGATGGAAAAGAATGGAAAGGTGCTACACACAAAATGAAAGATGGCACATTACATACTGGTAAAACACATACAGCCAGTTCTAAAAAATTATTTCACTTTAAAGAGTTATCAGCAAAAGCTAAAAAAGTAGCCAAAGCATAATGGTTCTTAAAAAACACAGAAACCCTAAAGGTGGATTAAATGAGGCAGGAAGAAAACATTTTGAATCAAAAGATGGTGGTAATTTAAAATCACCTGTTAAAAGAGGAAAGAATCCACGAAGAATTTCTTTTGCCTGTAGATTTGCAGGTATGAAAGGTTCGATGAAAGATTCTAAAGGAAGACCTACTCGTTATGCACTAGCATTAAAAGCATGGGGTTTTGGCAGTAGAGAATCGGCGGCTAAATTTTGTCAAGCGAACAAAAAGAAGTAAAATACTATTGGCAATGGTATTGGCAAAGTGATTGGAAAGGTCAAAGATGCAAAGCAATCTATTATGGCCCTAGACTTGATTGGATGAAATTATTTAAAGATGAACCTAGTAACACAAGAAAAAACAAAAGAACTAACAGACCAACAAAAGACATTTCTTAATGCATTATTTGGAGAAGCCAATGGCAGTCCAAAACTTGCAGGAGAGATAGCAGGTTATTCAGAACATTCATATCCAAAAGTAGTTAAGTCACTAAAGGATGAAATATTACAAAGAGCAGAAGAGGTAATGGCTTCGTACTCACCAAAAGCAACTATGGGATTAGTTAAAGCAATGGATGAGGATGGAAGTGTACCCGGTGCTAGTATCAGAGTTGAGGCGGCTAAACAAATACTCGATAGAGTAGGATTAACAAAAAAGGAAAAATTAGATGTCAATCTCAAATCAATCTCCGGAATCTTTATTCTCCCTCCCAAAGACGGAGGAGCAGGAGAAGATTCTTCTTCGTAAAAGAAAATCAAGAGTAATACCCTTTGGGTATAAACAATCTAACGACCCAGATTTTTTAGAACCTATTCAAGATGAAATAGATGCTATTGAACAAGCAAGAAAATATATTCAAAGTTCTTCTTATAGAGAAGTAGCAGATTGGATGTTTAGAAAGACTGGTAGAAAAGTAACTGGTATGGGTCTAAGAAAAATTTTAAGTAGAAAATGGTAGATGATATTGCTCCTCCTAAAAAGAAAAAAGTAGGTAGGAAAAGAACAACAACAGTATCAGCTAAAACACAAACTCTTAAAGAAAAATTTGTTAAGGCAAAAAAATCTGCAACAAGAACATTAAATGCAGAAAAGAAAAAAGTAGAAAAGGCTAGAGAAAAATATATACTAGCTCAACGAAAAGCTAAAACAAAGAAAAAGAATTTAAAAGAAATAGAAGATGTCCTTGTAGGAAAAAATTCACAAATTGTTGAAGAAGATAAATTAGAAGACTTAGCACCTAGTATACAGGATGTTGTAGCAGAAAAAGAAATTATCTTCCAACCTAATGAAGGGCCTCAAACACAGTTTCTTGCGGCAAGTGAACAAGAAGTATTTTATGGTGGAGCAAGAGGTGGAGGTAAATCCTACGCTATGCTTATTGACCCTTTGCGATATTGTCATAAACAGCATCATAGAGCATTACTTCTTAGACGTTCAATGCCAGAACTTAGAGATTTAATCTCACACTCACAACGCTTATATCCTAGAGCATTTATAGGAGCAAAGTGGAGAGAACAAGAAAAAGAATGGCGATTTCCTTCCGGTGCTAGAATTGAATTTGGTTATGCAGAAAATCTAACAGATGTACTTCGTTACCAAGGACAATCTTATACATGGATTGGTATTGATGAATTACCTCAATTTCCAACTCCAGATATATATAACTTTTTACGTTCATCACTTCGTAGTGTAGACCCAGAGATACCTGTATTTATGAGAGCAACAGGTAATCCGGGAAATGTTGGTTCAACATGGGTTAAAGAAATGTTTGTTGAACCAGAAGAACCAAATACACCATTTACTGTAGAGATAGAAACACCTGTAGGTGTTAAGCGAATAACAAAAAAATTTATATCGGCAAAGTTACAAGATAATCCATATCTTATGCAAACAGATGATTACATGGTTATGCTATCATCATTGCCAGATGTACAAAGAAAACAATTTTTAGAAGGAGATTGGGAAGCTTTTGAAGGTTCCGCATTTCCAGAATTTAATAAAGATATTCATGTTATACAACCTTTTGAAATACCTAGGAACTGGATTAAGTTTCGTGCTTGTGACTGGGGTTATTCTTCTCCTGCTTGTTGTTTATGGATTGCTATTGACCATGATAATTATTTATATGTTTATAGAGAACTATATACGACAAAGACAACAGCAGATATCTTTGCTCGAAAAGTCCTAGAATTAGAGTATGGTGAGCATATGCACTATGGTGTGTTAGATTCATCAACTTGGGCAAAAAGAGGCGATGTAGGGCCAAGTATAGCCGAAACAATGATAGCTGAAGGCTGTAGGTGGAGACCATCTGATAGGTCGCCTAAAAGTCGTGTAAATGGTAAACTTGAATTGCATAAACGATTATATGTTGACCCAGATATACAATACCCCGGAATATTTGTATTCTCAAACTGTGTAAATTTAATTAGAACACTTCCTTTACTACCAACGGATAAAAACAATCCAGAAGATGTTGATACACACGCAGAAGACCATGCTTATGATGCTTTAAGATATGGTGTTATGAGTAGACCTCTACATCCCCATTCAATGCAGACGCATTGGGAAAGACCTAGAGAAACTAAATTTGAACCTTCTGATAAAACTTTTGGCTATTAAAGGAAAACGTATGAGTAAAAAAGAAGTCTTATGTAGTTGTGATGCTACATTACCAGAATCAATTAAAATTGGTTATAGAAATTATAAACTAGAAGCATGGAAACAGACTGTTGCAACAGCTAATGAAGCAAGTGGTCAATTTTTTATTAAAGAAGGTGTCTTAGGATACAACGAAGAAGAAAAGGGAGTTTCTCACGCTAATACAATACTGCATGAAGTTATGCATGGTATAATATATCAATGGAGTATGGAGTTAGAGGAGAAAGTAGAAGAACTAGTAGTTAATGGTTTAGCTAATGGTTTAACAACAGTATTTGTAGATAATCCACAGTTAGTAGATTATTTGCGATTAAAAATTAAGGAGGGTGGATAATGCCACAGCCAGTATTAACAAAATATAAACAGGGAGACCTTGGTATGGATTATCCAAAAGATACTCCTAAAGGACAAAAGATTGATTTAAAACCTCATTGTAATTATGAGGATAGACCAACTGACTTTCCTGCAAAAAAAGAAAATAAAGTAGAAAAATCTTTTATGAAGATGGCTAACGAGAAGGATTATTAATATGAATTATTCTAAAGCAAGAAAAGCAATGACTCAAGATAGTGCGTATTCAACTTCAAAAAAAAGAAAACCTACTAAACGTAAAAAAAAACCAGAAGACAAAAAAGCAAGAAAACCAAGAAGTAGAACATATTAGGAGAATAAAATGCCACAACCAATAATGAAAAAATATAAACACGGCGAAATGGGTATGGAATATGGAATGCCTAAAAAAGAAAAACTACAATCAGAATTAATAAAAAAATATTCTCATGGAGAATTATCTGCTGATGTAGGAAAAAAGGCAAACGAAAAAATAGAACCTTTCGCAAAAGCAAGATACACTCAAGGCTCACACAATAGTTAAAATATAATGGCTGATAAACCAGATGAGATAATCTCTTTAACAGGAGATAAAAATCAAAC